TTATAGCGTTTAGCATTACTTTCCCTTAATAAATCTTTTAATGCTTAGTAAATTTATGTAGAGTATCTATGAATGGGTAGAGTGTTATTAGATTCTTTTCCCCTATATGTAGGTAAGAGTTATGTCCGAAGATGACTATTCAGTAAGTTTACTAGGCGAAGTCCTAAATGTTCCACATTGGTATTCAGATGCATTATGCAATCAAGTCAAGTATCCAGAAAATGACCCAGATTGGTGGTTTCCAGAACGAGGTAGTTCTACAAAAAAGGCAAAAGAGATATGTAATCGTTGTCCAGTAAAAGAACCTTGCTTAGAACAAGCACTAGAACGAGGTGAGAGATTTGGTATATGGGGTGGTAAGTCAGAGAGAGAACGCAGAGCAATTAGAAAAGAAAGAAAAATGGCTCCATTACCACTAAATGAAGATTATGATGATTAAGTAATCATCTATGGGTGACCATAGCAAGAATACTAAGGCGTGTGTGTTTTTTAAATACCACGCCTTTTTATATTTTTTGATAAAGTATTGTTAGTCGGATTCCACACCGACCTCCTCCCATCATCGGCTCTCTTAGGAGAGCTGTATCTATAACTGTTATCTGTTAAAATATATTTTATGAGTGTTCAATGGGAACCAGAAAAAGAAACTTGGCAAGAATTTAAAAAACGAAGAAGTGCTAACTCTGGTATTTCTGGCATGGGTCAAAAAAAGCGTGAGGGTACAGGAAAGATAAATAAATCAGAACTTCGTGAAAAAGCATTAAAGAGAGCTGATTATCAATGTGAGTGGCATGAGTGTACAGATAGAACATGGCTAGAAATGGCTCATATCAAAGCTATAGGCATGGGTGGAAAAAATAGAAACATATCCAATGAATTATGGAATGTTGCGATATTATGTAAAAGACATCATGATATATTTGATGGCAGACAACAAGCTGGTGCTCACAAAGAGTATCAAAATTTATTAAGAGGTTATTTAAAAAGAGATGCCGAGATATGATTACAAATGTAGAAACGAGAACTGTGGTAAATCTTATGAAATTACTCACAGTATTTTAGAGGAACCAGAAATTAACTGTCCTTTGTGTCAGTCTTTTTGTACTAGGCAAATTTCTAAAAATGTAATGTTTGAGACACCTGTTGATGTTGAGTGGGAAAAAGACCCTAAAGACTTAACAACAAAATCTTTAAGTAAATTTAACAAAGCTAAAAAGAAAAAATTTAGGTGGTGAGATGAGTATAGAATATGACTATTTAACTGATGAAGATAAAAAGACTATTGTTGAAAATGAGTTAAAAAAATTAGAAGCACAACATTTTGGTATGAAGATGATTGAACCTTCTAAACTTCAACAACAAGCAGAACATTTACAATGGCAACAAGCTATTACTACAGTTGAAAATAATATTAATAAAATAAAAAAGAAAAAATCTGAACTAGGTATTTAATGCCTGTCTACATACCTGAACTACCTGGTTTACATAAAAACCAAAAAGAAGTATCAAAATCTGATGCTCGTTGGAAAATACTATGTGCTGGTAGGCGATTTGGTAAAACTAGGCTAGGTATTCATATGTGCATGGAAGTTGCACTTAATGGTGGTAGAGCTTGGTGGATTGCACCTACATTCGCAATAGCTAGAGTTGGTTGGAGAGCACTAGAAAACGCAGCTTATTCTTTTCCTCCAGAAATACAACCCAAAGTTTCATTAGCGAATATGGAAGTTACATTTCCAAATGGTGGTTCTATATCTTGCAAGTCTGCTGACAATCCCCAAAGACTTAGAGGTGAGGGTTTGGATTTCTTAGTTATGGATGAAGCTGCCTTTATAAAACCTGATGTTTGGCAAGAAGTATTAAGACCAACTCTTACTGAAAGAAAAGGTTCTGCATTATTTATTTCAACACCAATGGGTATGAATAATTGGTTTTTTGATTTATGGGAAACAGCTGGCAATTCTCCAAACTGGGAAAGATTTCAATATTCTACATATGATAATCCTGCGATAGACCCAGAAGAAATAGACTCTGCAAAAGATGAAGTTGGTTCTATTGTGTTTGCACAAGAGTATTTAGCAGAGTTTGTTGATGCAGGACAAGGCATGCTAAAACCAGAGTGGATGCAATATTTTCAAGTACAAGACAGAATGTATAAAGGTGGTGGTTCTCAATGGCAACCAGAAGAAATGGTTCACTTTGGTGCTGCTGACTTGGCTGTAACTACAAATACTCAATCTGATTACACAGTTGTAATATCTTACGCTATGTCACCTGATATGAAACTCTATGTTGAAGACATGCAAAGGATAAAAATAGAAGGTCCTGACATAATTCCAATGATAAACAATATGTATAAGAAGTATAGGTGGGCATATGTGTGTATGGAAAAACAAGGATTTACTAAAACTTTTATACAAGAAGCACAGCGTAGAGGTATGAGAGTTAGAGAAATGGATGCTAGCAAAGATAAAATAACACAGGCTATGCCTTTATCGGCTAGGATGGAGGCAGGCGATGTGTTATTTCGTTCTAATGCATCGTGGTTGGAAGATTTAGAGAGAGAGCTTATGACCTTTCCTGTAGGTAGAAACGATGATATCGTTGATGCTTTAGTATTAGGTGTACAAGCATTAGTTCAGAGGAGAAGCTGGCAGGCATATTAATGGCAGAGAATAAAAATTTTTTACAAAGAGCAACAGAATATTTAAGTAAACCTAGTGAAGCTTCACTTAGGAAAATGGCTAGTTACAATCAAAGCCTTGCATCAAGCAGAGATAGTTCTGTTTATGGATACAACACAACAGCAGGTTTTTGGGAAACAGCAGAATTAAAAGAAATTGGTGATGGTACAGCAAACTCTGCTGTGGTTGCATGTTTAAATGTACTTGCTACTTCTTTCGCTGAACCAGCATTACAAGTTGTAAAAAGAGACCAAGTATTTGGTGATAGAGAAGTAGATTACAAACATCCAGTTACTGAATTATATAGAAGACCTAATGAGTTTATGTCATCAAGTCTTTTATCACATTATATTGTTCTCTCACTAAATGCTCATGGTGATGCATTTATATTTAAAAACAGAAATTCTAATGGTAAAGTTGTTTCCCTAGTTCCACTAATGCCTGGACTTGTAGATGTTAGAGGTAATACTTCTAAATTAATTACACATTACGAATATTATGCATCTCAAAAAAATGCAAATTCTGGTGAACCAGTAAGAATTGACCCTAAAGATATTATTCATATACGACAAGGAATAGACCCAAATGACCACAGAAGAGGTCATGCACCACTTAAATCAATTCTCCGTGAATTGTTAGGTGATGAAGCAGCAGGTCAATACACTACTGCATTATTAACAAACTTAGCCGTGCCAGGCGTAGTTCTCTCTCCAAGAAATGATGCAATGGGTGGTCCTACTAGGGATGAAGCAGAAGCTATTGCTGAACTTTATAAACAAAAGTTTGGTGGTAAAAACAGAGGTGCACCAATGGTGTTATCTGGCTCAATGAATGTTGAAGTTGTTTCTTTTTCTCCTGACCAAATGAAGTTGACTGAATTAAGAAAACTTCCAGAAGAAAGAGTTTCTGCTGTTCTTGGTGTTCCAGCAATATTGGCTGGACTCGGTGCTGGTCTTGATGCTGCTACCTATAACAATACTGCTGAACTAAGAGAGTTCTTTACTGAACAGAGATTGGTTCCATTATGGAAAACAGTTGCTAATGAATTAACACATCAACTATTAATTCCTGATTTTGGAGATACTGGTCAAACTTGTGATTATGACATTCAAAATGTAAGAGCTTTACAAACCGACATGGATGATTTATATAAAAGAGTAAACATGGGTGTAGCTGGTGGTTGGATAACTATTGGTGAAGCAAGAAAAGTAGTTGGACTAGATGTTGATGAAAATCATAATGTTTATTTAAGACCAATGAATATGTTACAAGTTCCTGTAGGTGGTGAGGCACCGCAACCTACACAAGAACAAGAGAATACTAGAAATAACGACCCACAAGCTGGACAATTAGTTGAAGCTGCTGATAGTGAAGCTAGTTACGAAGCTAAATTATTAAGAAAATTATTTGATGCAAAGATGGACACTGTAGATGCAGTTCCTGAAACCACAAGACAAGCTGTAACATTTACACCATCAAGAAATATGTGGATGTTTACAACACAGGAAGCTGCTGAAAGAAGAGCAGAACAAATTGGTTGTTCAGGTTTTCATACTCATAAGATAGAAGATATGACTTACTATATGCCTTGTAGTTCTCATGAGAGTTTTGAAAGGACAAAAAAATCATACATCGATGGTATTGTTGAAGAGTTAAAAGTTTCATTAGAAGAAGCTGAAGTTTTATTTGAACAGGAATTTGAGATAGGTGAAATGACAGAAGAGAAAGCCCAAGTCTTACCAGAAA